GGCAACCAGTAGGGGAGATTGGTGGAACACCACCAAGTTTCACCATCACGCCTTCTATTCCTCTAGGTGTCGAACAACTGATTCCATGGTCAATCCGCATTACTGGTAGTAGTTCTTCAGCCCGAACTGCGAATCTTCTCTTGAACCCAGGCACTCAGTCCATACGAGTGAATGGCATCTATAGAACTGCAAACGGAACGATGGCAGGAAACGCTGCTTCCTATACCACTGGGTTTGAACTCAAGCCACTGCCTGTCAACACAAATACCCAAGTGGCACTGATCACTATGGCGGCAACACCTGGTGGTTCTGTCCCGAACACCCAAACGGGCTATGTCTCGGTTACCCGCATCGCCTAACTCCCATGAATACCCAACTCGACCATGAAGTCATGCTTGCCATTGGCCGCCTTGAAGGAAAGCTCGACCTGCTTCTACAGCAGCGTCAGGCTGCCCAAGGGGAAATGAAGGAGTTAGATCATCGCGTTCGTCATCTAGAGCAGTCACGCTCTTACATCATTGGTGCAGCAGGAGTCATTGCTGCCATCGTTTCAGCCCTCTTTCAGTACACCCTAGCGAGTAAATAAATATGCAAACAAAACTTCTCCTTTCCGCAGCAGGAAGCGCAATCAATGCAAGTATCACTGGCTCAATCATTCAATACAACCCGCTCTCCTCAACAGTCGGCCTATTGCTCCTGAGTATCGTCACAACCACTGCTGGTACCGTCACCCTATCATCAGCATCCATCGAACTCCAAGGCAGTGTCAATGATGTTGAGTGGTTCACCCTATTGAGTGTCCCTGTTGAGAATCTCAAGATCTCCCAAGGAGGTATTGCAGTAGGTACTTTGAACGGCCAGAGCAACTATGCCCAAGTAGTGCAGACGATGCCTCATATGCGGATCATGGCAACCACAGCACTCGCCACTGGAGCCGGTGCTTCCACCACTTTCCTCCGAGCAATGATCCTCAATGGCTGATCCCACCAAGGAAACCCTCAAGAGCCTCCATGCGAGTCTCTGCAATGAGCTGCTGCGCCGGGTTGCTTCAGGGGAAGCGACACCCGCTGACCTCAATGTTGCCCGTCAGATGCTCAAGGACAACCAGGTGGATCAAGTGGCTCTCGCGGGTACCCCAATACTCCGTCTTGCCCAGCAGCTTCCCTTTGATAATCAGGAAGATCTGCGTACGGGCACCTAAGTATGGAGATAGATCCCCGGCTCAAGGACTTCCGTAATGGACTCCACCTTGTCTGGGCTGAACTTGGGCTCCCTGCGCCCACCAAGGTGCAATATGAGATGGCCTCATGGCTCCAAGGGGGTCCAAGGCGATCTGTCACCCTTGCTTTCCGTGGGGTAGGGAAGTCGTGGATCACTTCAGCATTCGTTATGCATGAATTGATGTTGGATCCTACGAAGCAGTTCCTTGTTGTCTCTGCATCCAAGAACCGGGCTGATGAGTTCGCCTCGTTCTGCCGGAAGTTGATGCAGGTAGTGCCCATGTACCAGCACTTGATGCCGAGGGATACCCAAAGGAACTCAGCGATAGCCTTTGATGTGGGTCCGGCGCCACCGAGCCATGCTCCAAGTGTCAAGAGCCTCGGTATCACCGGGCAGTTAACCGGCTCCCGTGCTGATGTAGTGATCCTTGATGATGTGGAGGTAGCCAACAACAGCCTCACCTCCACCATGAGGGAGCAACTACAGGAGCGCATCAAGGAAGTCGATGCAATCATCAAGCCTGGGGGGCGCGTCATCTTCCTAGGGACTCCTCAGAGCGAAGAGTCCATCTACAACATCCTCCAAGAGCGAGGCTATGAGTGCCGCATATGGCCAGCCCTGTACCCCTCAGAGACCGAGATGACCGCCTACGGTGGTCGCTTGGCACCCACGATCCAAGAGGAGTGGACTCAAGAGATCGTTGGGACTCCTACAGACCCCAAGCGGTTCTCCAAAGAGGATCTACAGGAACGAGCGTTGTCCTATGGGCGAAGCGGGTTCCAACTTCAGTTCATGCTCAATACGAGTCTGGCTGATCAGGACAGATATCCCCTCAAGCTCCATGACCTCATTGCCTATGGGGGCGACTGGGAGCAAGCACCGGAGCGTTTGGTGTGGTCAGGATCCAAAGAGAAGATCGAGGAAGACCTCCCTGCCGTTGGCTTCCGTGGTGACCGCTACCACAACCCTATAGCCATATCAGAGAAGTTCATACCCTTCTCAGGTTCCGTACTTGCCATTGACCCCTCAGGGCGTGGTGAGGATGAAACTGCGTATGCCGTAGTCAAGATGAGCAATGGATGGATGCACCTTACAGCAGCCGGTGGACTCCGTGGTGGCTACACGCCGGAGAACCTCAGGGCTCTCGCAAAGGTTGCTAGGGATCAGAAGGTCAACAAGTGCATCGTTGAGTCCAACTTCGGGGATGGAATGTTCACGCAGCTCCTGACCCCGTACCTACGGGAATCATGGCCATGCAGCATCGAAGAGGTACGCCATTCCATTCAGAAGGAACGGCGGATCATCGATACCCTTGAACCCATCCTCAACCAACATCGACTCGTAGTGCAACCGGCAGTCATCAAGGCTGACTATGAGTCCACCAAGGGGCTACCGCCGGAGAAGCAGTTGTCCTATCAGCTCTTCTATCAACTCACCAGGATCACAAGGGATCGTGGGAGCCTCAGGCATGATGACAGACTCGATGCGCTCTCCATGGCAGTTGGCTATTGGGCGAAAGCAGTAGCCGTTGATGTGGACAAGATGATCATCGCTAGGAAACAAAGAGATATTGATGTCGAACTCGAACGGGTCGAGCGGGCATATACAAAAACCTTCGGAACCCAAGGAACCTCAGGCCTCAACTGGCTTGGGAAGAATCAATGACAAAGAGCAAAACCCATACATCCCCGAGTTCACCCACTAACTTCATCCCATTCAGCGGGATGGGTATGCGTAAGAAGGGTCGTCAAAACCTGATACCGGGAGAACCAATCTTCTACGTAGGTGGTTCATCAACTACGAGTACTTACACCGACACCTTTACCGGTGGTTCATCTTCAACATCTAATCCAGACACACTTGACGGCGGTTCGTCTTCTATTTAACCCAAGGGGAAACATGGCAAACATTAGCGCAAAGATCTGCGTTCGGCGAGATACGGCAGCAAATTGGACATCTAACAACCCAACGCTGGCTGTTGGGGAAATGTGTTACGAAACCAACACCGGAAAGTTCAAGGTTGGTACGGGGACTGTTTGGACTTCCACTAGTTATGGAAACTCAAGCTTCCTTGCGTCTGGTGCTAGTGCAATCACCCGGACCGTTGATGCCAAACTTTTAGACACTGTTAGTGTTAAGGACTATGGGGCAACTGGTAACGGATCAACTAACGATACGACTGCAATTCAGGCTGCGCTTGATGCGAATGCGGGTAAGTGCGTGTATTTTCCGCAAGGAACATACCGAACTACAACAAGACTTTTAGTTGCTGCTAATACAACACTTAAAGGTGATGACCAAAAGGCAGTAATTGATGTTCAGCCTGCCAACCCGCCAACAGCCAACGGAGATCCGGGACCACTTACCTATAACAATGGATTTGAACTCAACGGTGATGGAGTAATTATTGATGGGCTGTGGATTAGGGGATCAAACGAAGCCAAGTATCGAGAGGGCAACCTTACAAGACGAGATGAATACGCTTCGGGAATTAAAGCAACCGACAAAAACAATGTTGTGATCAAGAACTGTACGGTTGAGAAATTTGGCAACGGAATTTACTTTACGGGTGGCGACAACTACAAGATCACCGACAACTTATTCTTTGGCGGTAGGCAGATGGGATGCGCAAATCAAATTGCTAATACCCATGACATTTGGATGAATGGTTCTAACGCATCAACCTCAAATAATAAAGGATTACGGGGAATCATCAGCCGTAATCATTGCCTTAGTAACAACGACAGTGCAATTGCAGTTGGAATTGATGGAGGAGATGCTGACGTAATCATTAGTGAAAATGTCTGCGAGCCATTCCACACTGATGGAATTCAATCACTTATCAATATAGCATCAGCCACTCCTCTTGTTGATGTTGCCCTTGGAGATTCAGTTCTAAATAACGAGTTTCTTAATAAAACCAGATATGGCATTGTTGTTAGTTACAGTGCTGGTGGTTTCCTAAGCCGGATGATTGTAAGTAATAACATCGTTCGCAATTACGCAATGATGGGCATTTATGCAAATGCTGGTGTTGTTGATCCTTTAGTAGCAGGTAGCGAGGTTGTCATCACTGGCAACCTTGTAGACAGTACAGGCTTTGGTTTGCTTTACCCCCAAGGTTCAGGACTCAAGTCTGGTATTTGGGTTAACTGCAATGGCGGAAAAACAGTCAGCGGAAATTTAATTAAGGATTGCGCTGGACTGGGAATACAGGTTAATGGTGCAGCGGGTGACACTTCAAATGTATTTGCAACACCCGTAGTTACTGGTAACACGATTCTTCGTACAGTTCGTGACCCGATTATTACCAATACAGCCGTCACTTCAGGAAGCGGCATAGGTCTTTTCGGATCAACAGTCCACAGCGTTCTTGTAACTTCCAACCGCATCTTTAATTCAGCAGGTAATGGAATTCAAGCAGATTGCACATCAACCGCTGGCGGAAACCTTAAAATTGATTCTAACCTGATAAGTCACAATAACCTTTTAGGTGGAATTCTTATAGCGGTTGTAGCGAATGGGAAAGATTGCTTTGTTTCAAATAATTCAATTACCGGAACAAACGCTGTTGATGCTAACTCTGGAAAGAACGCAGGTATTAACTTCACTGGTCGCGTTCATTGCACAGGTAATATCATTACCACGTTTAACCGGGGAATTCAATCAAATCTCACAGCAAGAACAACCGATCTTATCTGTGCAAACAACTCACTAAATAACATGGTGTTTGGAATTTGCGGTAACGCTGAAATAGGACCGTGGCTTGTTTCTGATAACGCATTTACAAGCATAACCAACAACCTTTGCCACGCTGGTCCGTATCAAGGCACAATGCTTCGCCAAGCGCAGGTAGGACCATCAAAGGTAGACATCATTCAAGTGACCGCAACAGCACCCCCAGCAACCGGAACATGGGAAGTAGGGGATTACGTCAAGAACAGTACCCCTGCTGTTGGGAAGCCCAAAGGTTGGTACTGCACTGTGCGAGCAACACACCCATCACTTGCTACATGGGTATCTGAAGAGAACCTTCTAACAATTAGTGAATATCAAGGTACGGCCATCCCAACAGTCGGTACGTTTGCTGTTGGAGATCGAGTGTGGAACTCTACTCCTGCTGTTGGATCACCTAAGTCTTGGATTTGCACTGGCGCGGGTACTCCCGGAACATGGGTATCTGAAGGAGCCCTCCTATCAATTGGAAACTATCAAGGTACGGCTATCCCAACAGTCGGTACGTTTGCTGTTGGAGATCGAGTGTGGAACTCTACTCCTGCTGTTGGATCACCTAAGTCTTGGGTTTGCACTGTCGCGGGTACTCAGGGAACATGGGTATCTGAAGGTGAGTTAGAGAGCCCACTAACCGTTACACAGTTAAATAACCTGGCTGCTGGAGTCAAAGTAAAAGGCGCAAGAGGCTTCTGCACTGATGCCACAGTTACAACATTTGCCTCCACAGTTGTTAGTGGAGGAGCAAACAATGTTCCGGTATATCACGATGGTACTGCTTGGAAAATTGGTTAACTTCTAAAATAAATACATGACCCTCGAATCAAACAACCGTGTGTCCCTTAGCAGCGGTAACTAGGTTGCCCCAGGTGCCCTCTGAACCCCTCGGTTGGGTCAGAGGGTGCCCAAGGGGGAAGAATCGATCCTGGGGGAACCTAGGAGCCTTGCTGTCAATACTGTGTCTATACAGGGTCCCGATGATCTAAGTTCCTGAAGATGCCGTCCAGCGGCCATGGGGGTAGTGGGAATCCCCCTCGGTGACCTATGGAGATACTGAATTTCGTTTCTGCCCCTGCGTATGGTCAGGTTAGAACCATACTGCAACCACCCGGGGTGAGTAGAGCCAGACAGTGGTGTCTGTACCTCTGCAACCACCCTAAGGTCAGATAGTCTAGATCCTGTAGGTATGACATCATCATCCTTCCAAGAAGCTAGGACTAGGTAGTAGATAGGTAAACAGGTACTAGTGCATACATCCGTAGGATGAAGACCACTAGGGAGGGATAAGGAGACTCTAAGGCAACTTGGGGGCAGGGTCACACGCTTTCCTTAGGGAAAGAAATATGGCGTTCTAAGGCTCCTAGAGGGGGTACTGTCAGGAAACTGATGATGCTGAACCAGGGTGCCTAGGGGACTCTAGGGGTACCTATGGAAGTCACATCAGAATGCTGATGATGATGATCCGAGGAACCTGAGGCAACCTAAGAGGACTAAAGGATGACTAGCGGAGACCCTGCTCGGAGTCCGAGGAGAACCGTTAAGACTCTTAAGGTCAGAGGGAAGAAATGGGGACTCAGGTTCGTACCGAATCTTGGGGACTCCGCAGGGCAGTGTGACTACACCGGCATGGTGATCAGGATCGCCCTGGGGCAGACCCCTCAGGCTGAACTGGACACGGTCATCCATGAGATCCTCCATGCTGCTTACCCGGATCTTGAGGAGTCAGCGGTTGCCCAAGGAGCTCAAGGGGTCGCCGAGGCTCTTTGGAGGTTGGGGTATCGAAGGGGCTCTTAGGGGCTCTTTAGGGGCTCTTTAGGGGAACCAAGGGGAACCCAAATGTTTGGCGAAAAAGTCTGAAGAGGTGTATCGCAAGGAGCCCGGGGCGTTCCCCCCCGTGCCGGTGGCCTCGCGCCCGCTCGCGCCCGCACACGCGCCCCGCGCACACGCACACGGGCGAACGCGAACACGGGCGAACGCGCCGCGAACGGGCGAACGGGCGAAGCAACGGGGCACGGTGTGCGAATCCGTCTATACATGGATGCGGCGCATCGGATAATGGATCCCGCGTAGGGCATCGGGCGCTGGGGATCGACCGTTATCGGACGGATCCAGCGGGTAGGGACGGGGATGGGCGGGAACCATGGAAGACATCCAAATTGTCTTCCATTTAAACAAACTTCCATTTAATTGATATTACTTTATCAAAAGAGGTTGACCGAGTCGAAGTAGTTGCTATCATCAGCGCATCGAAGCCGAGCGTAATTCGGATTCGATACTAAACCTCCTTCTATATAAAGGATTCACGAATGTACACGCTTCAAACTGACTCACACGGGAACCGCATCGTCTGCAAGGGTGACACGGTACGCAATGGCTACCGCATCGTCGCCCATGGAACCTATGCGGCCATGCTTGCAATGAAAGTAGGTGCGTAATGGACATCTTCCAAAGTATCTGTGACCTACGCGCCACCATGCCAAACACCATGCATCCACCCATTGAAATGTTCTACGCCATGGACCTCGCCTCCATCCGTAAGGGCATCAAGGAAGTACGCGCCCAAGTGGCCAATGTTGAATCCAATATCGCCACCCATGGCACCGGGAAGTATGTCCGGGGTCTACTCGCGGATACCAAGCGGGAACTCAAGGAACTCCTCAAGGCCGAGCGTATAGCCATGAAGGGAGGCGCAAAGTGAAAGTATTCATAGTCATTGAAGTGCCCGAAGTGCCTGATGTTGATTCCGTGGAGGCCACAGAAGTCATCGACGGCATCCAAGCCGAATTGAAGCACTTCCCCTATTCATGGTTCATCGATGAAGCCGAATCGACCCCCGAAGTAGTCGAGGATGAAGTAGCCGATGCGGCACTTAAGGCGGAAATTGAGGCCGCAGTGAATGCCCATGGTCTCAGTCAGTTTGTCATTAAAGACCCGACATAAGTGGAGCCCCTTAGGTGCCCACTGGGGAAATTGAAACCCAGTGGGCACCGTAGGGGAATCACTTTGATTCCCGCCGATGCCCGAGCGTAATTCGGGCGATCTATTCGGAGTCTGCACAATGTCACTACTAGAACGGCCTACGGCCCGCGCTTTCACCTTGCCACAGATTCCCCGTTCATCGGGGGCAGTCATATGGGAAGGGTATTCCCCTATCGATGGTGCGCCCATTGTTGCCATAGTTGTATGGCATTCCAAGAACGCAAAAACAGGGGACATGGGGCAGACATTCATTATCCGTAGTGACATTCGACCTACGGATGCCCTAGCGAACGGCGAGGACGCGTCTATCTGCGGAGATTGTAAACATAGGGGTACCGTCGATTCCCCTAGAACCTGTTATGTAGAAGTCGGTAAATCCGTTAACGCCGTCTATAAATGTTACGCCGCAGGGAACTACCCTACGATTTCCCCAGGCGATGCCTCAACAATCCTTCGAGGCCGCGCCGTTCGCCTAGGAGCCTACGGGGATCCGGCAATGGTTCCCGCGAGTGTGTGGGATTCCCTAGTGTCCCGTGCATCGGGCTATACGGGGTACACGCATCAATGGCGCACGGCGACTACGCATCGGCACCTATGCATGGCATCCGTGGATTCCCCTGCGGAACACGCCGAAGCCCAAGCGCAGGGATGGCGCACCTTCCGCGTCCGTAGTTCCGCTACTGATGCAATGATTCCCGGCGAAGTGATTTGTCCCGCGAGTGCCGAGGGGGGAAACCGTACCCAATGCGACCGATGCCGATTGTGCTCCGGGAATAGTGGCCGCCGCGGTCTATGTTCCGGTATTGCCATCATTGCCCATTAAACTGTTGACCAAACCGAAAGTAACCGATACCATGAACATCATGCCACGCGCCACATCCACTACCGTATCCAATCGAATCAATTCCCTCCTACGCCGCGTGGATAAAGGCGAATGGGTAGGGGATCATTGGGAAGCCCATCGTTGCCTAGTGGCCGCACTGGGGCTCCTTGATTCCCCCGAACTACTGACCGAGGAGGAGCGCATATGGCTAACAGGGGTAACCGTATGGGTCTGCGAATCCATCGATGATGCCGCCATGCTGGAGTGATTCCCCTACGCGCCCGAAACGGATCTTAAATGGTCCGTATTCCCCTTGCGTAATAAGGGGAACTGATGAGGGCAGATATTCCCATCTAACGAGGATCGATACCATGGCACTGAGAACTACACGAGCAGATTTAGATAATGCCGTCGCGCGTTTACATAATGCATTCGGCAGGACAGCCTTTACCCTCTACCGTGAGAGCGGGAAAGTTAAGTTAGTCCGCTGCGAAGGGAGGGGGGCCGAGGATATCCTGCCCTTGTCCTCCGCTTCTATCCTTGAGAAGCGTATCGACGCACTGACTACGGGCATCCGCCTAGGAAGGGAGTACCGATGACTCCCCGCCAATGGATCACTTGGTACATAGACACCATAGATGAATGGTGGATGGATCACACTGGGGAAGAAACGGGGCTCACTGGTGATTCCCCTTGGTCCGCCATCAGTAGCTACATTGATGACATTGTGGAGCA